GGTCCGCGTGACCTGGTGGGCTGCATAACCGGAACCTAACCCCTAACTATGAACTGCATCACACTCACAGGCCGCGCCGGCCGCGATCCCGAGGTCCGTTACTTCGAGAGCGGCACGATGGTGGCCAGCCTCACCCTGGCGGTGAACCGGATGAAGCGGGATGAAGATCCCGACTGGTTCAACCTTGAAATCTGGGGCAAGCAGGCCCAAGTGGCTGCTGATTACGTGCGCAAGGGCTCGCTGATTGGCGTGATCGGCTCGGTTCGCAATGAGAGCTGGACCGATCGCACCAGCGGCGAGAAAAAGTACAAGACCGTCGTGCGCGTTGACCGGCTGGAGCTGATGGGCTCCAAGAAGGACAGCGAGCAGCAATCAGGCGGGTGGTCCGCGTCTGAGTCACCTGCCTCCGCACCGGCGCAGCCCCAGCAGCAGGCCGCTGCACCAGCCCGGCAGGCCGCACCAGCTCAGGCGTGGAACACCGCGCCGCTGGGTGGCGACATCAACGAAGACGACGTTCCGTTCTGACCCATGCCGAAAATCGACACCATCCGCCAGCAGCTCGACACCCTGCTGGCCCAGTTCGAAACCGACCGCCAAGCCCTCGCCGCCGAACAGGCCGCCGTGGCCCGCGCTACCGAGGCCCTGCATGAGGCCCCCGCCCTGCAGGCCGCACTGGCGCAAGGTCAGGAGATCATGCGCGGCCGGGTGGTTGCGTTGATTGATGCGCAGCGGGACGTGTTGCGCACCGGAGCTGCGACCACCGTGCTTGAGGCCCTCCGCCGCCAGGTGCTGGAGGTGTCCTCATGACCCTCTCCATCCTCGCCGGCCTGCTGCAGATCATCTGCGTTGAGGCCGTGGTGGGCGCCTGCGTGCTGGCCACGTCGCTCTGGTGGGCTGCCTGCCAGCGGCTTAACCGGGAGGGGGAGTGATGTTCCCACCCCTGAGTGAGCAGCACTGCTCCAGCTGCCGGTATTTTTTCCCCGATCAGCACGACCTAGGCCAGTGCCGCCGCAACCCGCCGCAGATCGGCCCACGCGGGGAGCAGTGGCCCACCGTCGCCGCTGATGACTGGTGTGGGGAGTGGGTGGTTAGGGAGGGGGACCATGCCTGACAACACCCTGCTAGGCCGCTGCACCGTGGCCTATGAAGAGGCCTTTAACGATGCACTGCAGGCCTGGCCCGACGCCTCAGCCCGCCGCCGTGGCGTGGCTGCCGTAATCGAGCATCTGGCCGCTGAGCTGCTGGTGATGCACCAGCGCAATGAGGGCCGGCTGTCGGCGCACGACGCAGCGCGGATGCTGCTGGAGGATCTGCGATGACCACCTACGCTGAGTTCCTAGACCGCAAGCTCCACACCGGCGCTGACCACGGCTTCGATCCAGTGTTCATGCCGCCGCAGCTGTTCGACTTCCAGCAAGCCCTAGTCGAGTGGGCTGTCCGCAAGGGCCGCGCCGCAATCTTTGCTGACTGTGGTCTGGGCAAAACCGCCATGCAGCTCACATGGGCTGAAAACGTGGCGCGTCACACCGGCCGCCCGGTGCTGATCCTGACCCCGCTGGCCGTCGCCGCGCAGACCATCCGCGAGGGTGAGAAGTTCGGCATTGAGGCTCACCGCTCCAGCGATGGCAGCGTGATGGGGCGGATCGTGATCACGAACTATGACAGGCTCCACCTGTTTGATCCTGCTGATTTCGGTGCGGTTGTCTGCGACGAATCCAGCATCCTCAAGTCGTTTGACGGGGCACGCCGTAACGAGATCACCGACTTCATGCGCAAGGTGCCCTACCGGCTGCTGGCCACCGCCACCGCCGCGCCCAATGACTTCATTGAGCTGGGCACCAGCTCCGAGGCCCTCGGCTACATGGGCCACATGGACATGCTGGCGCGGTTCTTCAAGAACGACCAGAACAACCTGACTAGCCGGCGGATGTACGGAGAGGCTCCTAAATGGCGCTTTAAGGGGCACGCTGAGCAGCCGTTCTGGAGATGGGTCACCAGCTGGGCCAGGGCCTGTCGCAAGCCCTCAGACCTTGGCTTTGACGATGGCCGCTTCATCCTGCCGCCACTGAATGAGATCGATCACCTGATCGAAACCAGCACGGTGCCGGAGGGGATGCTGTTTGCCATGCCTGCCACCGACCTACGGGAGCAGCGGGCAGAGAAGAAGCGCACCGTTCAGGAGCGCTGCGAACAGGTCGCGGCCATGGTCGCCACTACGGGCAAACCCGCTCTGGTGTGGTGCCACCTGAACGAGGAGGGGAACCTGTTGCAGCAGCTAGTCCCCGATTCAATTCAGGTCTCTGGATCTGATCGGGATGACGTGAAGGAGTCAAGGCTGGTGGACTTTGCGGAAGGTCGCGCCAGGGTGCTGATCACTAAGCCCAAGATCGGCGCATGGGGCCTTAACTTCCAGCACTGCAACCACATCACGTATTTCCCATCTCACAGCTTTGAGCAGTACTACCAGTCGGTCCGCCGATGCTGGCGGTTCGGCCAAAAGCATGCCGTCAAGGTTGACATCATCCTGACGGAAGGGGAGCGGCGAATCATGGAAAACCTCAGCCGCAAACGGCAACAGGCTGAGCAGATGTTTTCCAATCTGGTGACAGAGATGAACCACTCCATCGCCATCAGCAAGCCCACCTACAACACCACCACTATCACCCTGCCGCCATGGCTGTAATCACTGACCGTTACGCGATCTATCACGGCGACTGCATCGAAGTGATGCAGGGACTGCCGAGCGAGTCCGTTCACTTTTCGATCTATTCCCCACCGTTCGCCGGCCTGTACGTCTACAGCTCAAACGAGCGGGACATCAGCAACAACAACGACTATGATCAGTTCTTGCTTCACTACGGCTATGTGGTTTCACAACTGCATCGCCTGACACTGCCTGGCAGGTTGACCGCTGTTCACTGCTGCGACATTCCAACCGGCAACAGTGGACAGGATGCGCTGTTTGATCTGCCGGGCGCGATTGTGCGTTTGCATGAGCAGCACGGATGGCACTACGTGGCCCGCCACACCATCTGGAAAGAACCGCTATGGGTGCGCAATCGCACGATGGTGAAGAACCTGGCACATAAGACGATTGTGGATGATGCAGCTTTTGCTGGTGTTGCATCCGCTGATTATCTGTTGATCTTCCGCCGCAGCGGAGAGAACAAGATCCCCATCGCCAATCCGACCGGGCTTGACCATTACGCTGGAGAGTGTCCCATTCCGCAGGAGCTGCACCGCTATAAAGGCTGGAAAGGTAAGCAAACCGAAAACCGTTTCAGCCACTGGATCTGGCGTCGGTATGCCTCATCTATCTGGGATGACATCAACATGGGCCGGGTTCTGCCGTTCCGTGATGGCAAGGATCCTGACGATGAAAAGCACGTTCACCCGCTGCAACTGGATGTGATCGATCGTGCTATCTGCCTGCGGTCAAACCCCGGCGAGACAGTGTTAACTCCATTTATGGGTGTGGGCAGTGAGGTCTACGGGTCGGTGTCGCTAGGCCGCCGTGGTATCGGAATCGAGCTGAAGGAGTCTTACTTCAACCAAGCAATCAAGAACATGGAGATCGCCGTGGAGGACACCCGCGACCCTGACCAGGGCAGTCTGATCAACCTCGATGAGATGGAGACCGCCTAATGGAAACCCGCCGCCTAACCATCTGCCTCACCCTCCCTGAGGTTGAGGCCCTCCGCCGCCAGCTCCGGCCTGGCGAGGGGATGAACGATCTGCTCCGGCGGATCGTGAACGACCGACTCCACAACCCCACCTCCCGATGAGCACCTACACCACCCCCACCCAGCAGGCCATGGCCCGCATCGCCACCGCGCCTGTCACCAGTGAGCAGGCCCGGCCCACGCCAACACCCTCCACCCGGTTATCCCTGGCCGCCTGCCCCATGCCGGCGCGGTGCCCTGAGCCCTGCGAGATGTGCTCTGGCGTCGCCCGCAGCGTGGCTGCTGAGCTGGGGCAGGTGCTCAGGGAGCGCCACGGCGGGTCCAGTTCAGTGGCGGACTGGTTGGATGGATTCACACACAGGAGATGAACGATGAGCACTGATTACAGAGCGTTGTGCGCTGAGTTGCTGGATGCGCTGGAGAACGCCATCGGCGTGATCTACGGTGAAGACGGCACCAAGCACATCAGCACAGCCGACGCTGTGATTACCAAGGCTGATGCCGCCCTGGCCCAGCCCGAGCCGGAGGGGCCGACGCTGGACTGTGACGAGATCGACGTTCCGGTGTGGCACCGTGGCGACGATTTCCACGTCTACAAGGAGGGCTACACCTCAGGATGGGCAGAAGGGGTGAGCGCTGCTGCTGCCCGCTACGCCCACCCCACCATCAAGCCGGTGCCTGTTGCTGAGCGGCCATAGGAGCGCGAGGGGTGGTGTGATGCGGAGGGGAGGTGTTGGTGGTGGCACGCTGCCACTGATGACACCAATCCCGGCTGGATTCCTGCAACCTATGCAGACATTGAACTGGTTGGGGTTGAGTTTTTTGATTCATCCCTCCCCCACCACGCCCTGCCGGTGCCCACCCCCTAGGGTGCAGAACCGGAACCTAAGCGGTATGATTCCATCACCAGCAGCCCGAGCGCGGCGCTGGCCATCCACTTGCCACCATTGCCATGACCACCATCTGCACCCTCCTGGCCCTGTTGCTGTTTCCTGTTCTGTTCCTGTTGTGGGCCACAGAATCCCGTCAGCAACGCGCCCGCCGCTGGCGCCGCGATGGGCTCACGTACCGGGTGATCGCCGAGAGACTGGGCTGCAGCCAGACCACGGCTCGGCGGTTGGTGGCGGCCTGATCACTCGCCACGGAAACACCATGACCGACCAGCACCGCGCCACGCCTGAGCAGTGGGAAGTCGTAGAAATCTGCCGCGAAGAAGGCAGGATTCCCTGGCCGACTGCCACTGCCCTCCTCGAACTCCGCTCCCGCGTCGAGGCCCTAGAGGCCGCGCCACAAGACAAGCTCGACCGGCTGATTGCGTTGGACGCCGCCGATCCGACTCCCGATCCCGCCATGACCGAACTCCGCGCCTGGCGCCCGTTCGACATTGAGACCACCTACGGCAGCGAAGCCGCTGCCGATGCTGCGCAGATCCTGCACGCTCCCATGGTGGTGCAGGGCACTTTTGAACACGGCGGCGAGACCTACCGATTCAAGGCCAAGCCTGAGCGGGAGAGTGCCATGACCGAACTCCGCACCCCCACCACCAAGGCCCGGCCTGGTGGGTTGGTGGGGAGGGTGGCGGAGGCGATGGGTCCCCAAACTCAAGCTGCTCAGGAAGCCGGTGAGCTGCCTTACAGCACAGCCCGCTCCACAATCCGCGAGGTGGCAGCGGCTGCCAAGGATCTCAGGTTCACCACCGCCAAGGCCCTGATCGACTGGCTGGATCGGGAGGCCGACCGTGGCTGACCTCTCCCCAGCGGCTCAGGCGGTGTTGGATGCTGCCGGGGCGTCCGAGCCTGGGATCTACGCGACCATTGCCGCCGCCCTGCGCGCTGCTGCTGCTCACCTTGGCAGCTGCAACGCATCGACGGAACTCCTCGCCCTCGCCACCGAACTGGAGGCCCAGTGATCCCCCGCCTCTACCACGTCCAGCTCACCACCGGCCCCATCGAGCTCTACGCCGTCTCTCAGGCCCAGGCCATCGCCACTGCCCTAGAGCTGGCGGGACCTGGCGCGAAGGTGCTCAGGGTTTGGCGGGAAGGGGAGTGGTAGCCCGCGTTTTTTTGTGCGCTCTGCTGCCGGTGTCTAAGGAAAACGAATCCATAGCGCAGGGTAGTGTGAGCGGCCGTTCTGGGCCGATCCTATGCACGCCATCGGCTACGCCCGCGTCAGCAAAGACGACCAGGCGGACAGCCTCCCAGCCCAGGTCAGCCGCCTCGAAGCCGCCGGCTGCGCCCGGGTAATCACCGACATCGAGACCGGCCGCAGCACCGATCGGGATGGCCTGCTAGAGGTCATGGCCATGGTTCAGGCCGGGCAGGTCTCAGAGCTGCTGGTGACCCGCGTGGACCGGCTGGGCCGTGACGCGGCCTACACCGATGCCCTACTGGCCCAGTGCGAACAGCACGGCGTCTCCGTCAGGGCACTGGACGGCGGCGCGATCGAGACGGCCACGCCCCAGGGGTTCCTGATGGCCAGGCTGCAGACCGGCCTGGCGGAGATGGAATCGAGGATGCTGAGCCTCAGGCTACGGCGTCAGTTCGCCGTCTACCGCGCCGAGGGCCGCCACCTGCGACGCCGCAAACCGTTCGGCTACCAGGCTGGGCCAGACCATCGGCTGCAGCCGCACCCTGAGCAGTGGCCCCAGGCGCTGCGGGTGCTGCGTGACCTGAAACGGCTCGGCAGTTTTGCCGCAGTGGCCCGCTCGATGCCGGAGTGGTGCGCCTGGACCCCGGCCGCCACCAACCTGCAGGCGTGGTTCGTCAACCCGGTCATCCGCGGGCACGTCGGCCACCAGCTGGACCGGAAATCAGGCAAGGGCTGGGGCCAGCGGTGGGGGGAGATCCTTTACGACCAGCACCCCGCGCTGATCAGCGAACAGGACTGGCGGGAGCTTGCCGATCTACTGCGGCGGCCGACCAACCGGTTCAGGAACACCACCAGCACCGAGGTGGCCCATGCACTCACGGGCCTGCTCCGCTGCAGATCCTGCGGCCATCTGCTGCGGCGGAACACATCCAACGGCGTGGCCTGGTGGCGGTGCCGGCATCGGCTTTGCACTGCCAGGGGCGGCGCCAGGGAAGACCGGATCATGCCGGTGGTGATCGAGGCCTGCGTGGCTGAGGCTGGCCGTTTGGCGCAGCTGCTGGCAGAGCCCCAGGCTCAGGATCCGGCAGTCGCGGCGATGGCCGATGAGCTAGAGCTGATGGAACGCATGGCCGCACGCAACCCCGAGAACCGGGCAATGGCGGCAGCCGTGGCGGAGCAGCGCCAGCGGATCGAGGCACTGCGCAGGGTGGAGCGGTCGGCGGTGGATCCCGAGCTGTACGAAAAGCTACGGGATCCGTGGTTCTTCGCTGGCGCTACGACGGATCAGCAGCGGGCGATGCTGGCGCTGGTGTTGCGGTCCGTCGTGGTGGGGGAACGTGGCGACCCGATCGAACCTCTTCCTCGTAGCTCTTGAGACGCTGCAGCAGGGCTTCGCGGCCTGTCAGTGGAGGGCTGCACTTCCCCATCCTCACCCCTCCACCGCGTACAGCGAGCAGTCACGGGCGAACCCTGGGCCCTCCTCAATCGGGTCGGGGAATCCCAGGCTGCAGGCCTCACCGCGCCATTCCTGGCAGCGCTCGCACGACGGGTCGCCGGGCCCCGGCGGCGGGTAGTAGCCCTCAGGCAACACGTCCCGGTAGATCTTGCCGACACGGATCTGACGGATGGTTTCCCGGCTGCAGCCGTAGAGCTTGCCCAGTGCGCGATGCGTTTCGGTCGAGGCGATGATGGCCGCCACCTGCTCAGCGCTGAACTTCCGGGTGCTCATCCCTTGCTCGCGTGCACGGTGGTGTCCAGGTTGTAACGCCCAGTCTGCGCGTAGCTGCACACCGGCCGTTCGGCCATCAGGTGGAACACGATCTGCCCGATCTTCATGCCAGGCCATAGACCCACCGGCCACAGCTGGCGTGAGTTGTGCAACTCCAGGGTGAGCACGCTGCCGTGCCATCCGGGGTCGCAGTACCCAGCCATCAGGTGCTCCAGTCCCTCGCGGGCCCGGGATGACTTCAGCATGAACTGCGCGGCCACATCATCCGGTAGGTGAAACACCTCAACCGTCTGGGCCAGACAGAACTGCCCCGGCTTCAGCTCATACGGATCATCCTGGCTGTGCCTGTCCAGCGGATAGGGCACCAGCTCCGGCGACTGCGCCGATTCGATCAGCAATGTGTCACCTAGCCGCACGTCAAGAGACGCCGGGTTGACCAGTGCCGGATCCCAGCCCAACACCATGCCACCTTCGCAGCGGCTGCGGATCTGCCAGTCGGCCAAGATCATTTCAGAGTCTCCAAAACGTGTTTTGCGAACGCCGTGTGGGTCATCACGGCATGGGCGCCTGGCGGCCGGCCGTAGCTGTCTTGCCACCAGGCAGTGAACGCACTGCTGATCAGCTCATCACGCTGCTGCTGGCGCTCGGCCTCCGCCAGGCCGGTGTATGTGCCGTGCATCGGATGCGCCGGATCATGCCGCCCATCGGCGGTGTAGAGCTCCTCAAGTCGATCTTGCCGAGCGGTTTGCTCGACCGGGTTGCAATCGTGGCTCATGACGTGATGGGTGAGCTGGACAACTGGACTTGGCAGATCCGCCATTCGTAGCCATCGGCATCGACCACGAAGTAGTGGGGCCAGCTGGCGGGCCCGCAGCCCAGGGCGGCGGTGACGATGGCGGCCTGCTGCGGGTGGCCGGCGATGTAGACACGATCACCAGCCTTGAACCGCCACGGGTTAGCGGTGCGCGTTGCGGTCAGAGCCATGTGCAGGATCTCCGGCTGTGAACAGTGATGGAACTGGCGTCCGGGTGGCGAGCACTGGCGAACTGATGCGCTTGCTGTTTGCTCGTGGCGCGGATCGTGCAACGCATCGGCCGCTTACAGGCGAACGTCACTTCAACAGGCCAGAACTGCGCGCTCGGTTCACTGGTGCGGGTGATGCCCTCGCCAGCGGACAAGCAGGGGTCGTCGTCGGGGAGGAAGGTCACTGGATCACCTCCACCCCCTGAATCAGGGCTTCGCGCTGGAGCACCACGGCAGTGGCCACCATGCCCAGCAGGCACAGCAGCAGGGCGGCTACGGCTCGGCGACCGGCAGCGGCCTGGGCAGCAGCCTCAGCTCGCCGCGCCTGGTCCTGACGGAGCACAGCAGCCAAGCGGCGATCACAGGGAGCAGCATGGCCGTTCGTGAATGGTGAGGATCTGCGCCTGCGGGAAGCGACTCTCGAAACATTCGCGGATCGAGTCCTTAGTCCAGCCGTTACCGGCAATCCATTCAAGGTCGTGTCGTTCATTGTCTTTGATGTAGGAAATGAAGTAGGCCATTGGTCAGAAAGAGTTCAGTGATCGGCGCAACGCTGAGGCGGAATGCTCTAGCTCAATGAGCAAGCCAACGATCAGATCAGTCGGTGGTGGTTGGCCGGCATCCCAGGCGTTGTCCGCGATGGCCGTGGCCGTGACCTTCGCCGCATCGATCAGGCCCACCAGCAGGGGCATCAGCGGCTGGTTGCGCTCGCCGCAGTCGGGCAGCTGAACCAGTGAATCGACGTGGGCCGGCAGCGCTTGGCGGGCGGCCTGAAGGATCAGGTCGGAGAGTGCGCCATCGCACTCCAAGGGGGTGGGGTTGTGGGTTTGCATGGCGGCTAGGCAATCTTCCAGCTGCGGCGCTCGACCAGGGTGGCGCCTTCAATCTGCTGGCCCTGCTTCAAGGCTGCAGCGATGGCCTGGCGGTCGGCGGAGTATGTGGTCTTGACCCGTTGGAACTGCTCCGGCAGGTCGGCCACTTCGGCAGTGAGATCCACGGCGGTTACGCGGCGACTGGTGAGCTTGTGTTCGGGCAGGTCCCAGGAGGTGGCGTCAGTGTCCACCTTCCCGAGCGCCTGAATCAGCCGATCCTGCAGCGCGTCAGCCTGCTGCTCATCAGCAGCGGCCAGCTCTGCCAGCGCTTGGGCGCGAGCCTTGCGGGCATCACGCCGGGCCCGGAGCGAGTCGATCACCCAGCACCAGGCGTCGGCCTTGGCGAGGATCGCCTGGCGGTTGTCGGCTTCGACTGAGATCAGGCCTTCAAGGGTGGCAGTGGCTGCGGCCACCACGGCGGGATCGTCGGAGAACAGGTTGGCGGCGGCCTCGTCGATCTGCTGCTGCAGGCGTAGGGCGTCGCCGGTGAGGTCGTAGAGGGTGGCAGGCATAGGCGAGTGGTGCAGACCCGCCAATCGTACCGCTTAGGTTCCGGATCTGCACCTATGATGAGGCAGATTCGTCACACTCGCCCCGGTGCCCGCCAGCTCTAGCCAGTCCTGGTGGCTCGATTCGATCGGTCGGATCCCGCTGCTCACCCCAGCCGAGGAAATCGAACTCGGCACTGCGATCCAGCGGTGGCAGACCCACCCCGACCCGTGCCCACCAGGGATCAGACGCCGCGGCCAGCGGGCCCGTGATCGGTTCGTCTCGGCGAACCTGCGGCTGGTGGTGGCGTACATCTCCCGCCGCTGCCACCGGCTGGCCAAGGCCCACGACCGGGAGGATCTGATCCAGGCGGGCAACATGGGCCTGATCACCGCCGCTGAGCGGTTCGATCCGGCGAAGGGGTACCGGTTCAGCACTTATGCGTATTGGTGGATACGGCAGGCGATCAACCGCTGGGTTGACCAGCACGGCCGGGCCATCGCGATTCCCGGCAGCCACTGCCAGCACCTGAGCAGGCTGGAGGCCGTGACCCAGCGGCTGGAGCGGGAGCTGAACCGCAGCC